CTTATGATCAAGCACTAACGCCCTGTAGTCTTTATCATATCCACATTTAACACACTTTCCGCCAAGATGATCAATCACTCCTAATCTTTTGTCTCTGTCTCTTTTTAAGCATTTTTCTTTGCAAGTCTTGTTATATCTCCAAAAAACTTGCTGTCTTGTAAGGCCATCAATGTCTGGATATTTTCTGTTCCGCATGTTTCGTAATACAACTTTATCTCCATGAAAAAGACCAAAGCAGCGGGCCGAACAAAACAGTCTCCCAGATCTTCCTAAATACTCCACTCCGCAGTTCTTGCATTTTTGTGTAAAACCTCTAAAACTATCGCGACACTTTGTAGTGCAATATTTTTGGAAGCTATATTTAGTGCTAAATGTTTGTTTGCACCCTTCGCATTCTTTTTCCATAACACCTCTTACTCAAGGCATTATAGAGGTTTTTATCTTTTCTTGAAAGACTTCAAGGTTTCCGCGAGGCGAGCTTTTTGGCCAATCACACCTTTCTTTTTCGCTGCCTTCGCTAACTTCCCTGCTGGTATATCTTTACCTTTCTTGGCCCCTAATGCCTTTCTCAAAGAACCAGGATTTTTTATGGCTTTTTTGATAAATTTCTTTCCCATCTTTTTTAAACCTCTGCTATAACTCCCTTATGACCATTCAGCTTACATGCATAACTTGATGCACTATCTTGTTTCATTTCTCCAAGCCTAACAACAGTTTCCCTAGAGGACGGATTTACTTCCTTTGTTTTGGTAAGATCTATCCATAACAGGTGGCCCTTAGAGAGTACAATTCATCATTTTCCTCATCAAATAACCATTTTTCCATCTTAAGCCTCTTGTGGTTGTGCTGGTTGTGCTGGTTGTTGAAGTGCCTCCGCCTTAGCTACATCTTGTTCCTGCAAGGAGGAGATAATATCAATGAGCTGCTGGAGCTGTGTTAAGTCTATGCCTTGAAGCTCCTTGGCTGCCCTTACCTTGTCGAGTGCTGCCAAATCTAAGTCTTTGATTGCCTCTGCTCGCCTTTCAATGGCAAGAGCACGGTTTTCCTCTACCCTAGAGAGCCTCTCGACTCCTAACCCTTGATCCGCCACCGCTCTCGCCTCAGCAAGCTTGATTTGAGACTGTATTTGAGCCATTTGGATTTCTTCTTGTTTCTGTTGCTGTTGCTGAGCAGCTTCTTGTTGTTTTTGCATTCCTTCTAAAATCTTCTTTTTGTCGGGAATAGGCGCAAATTCCATAAGAGTCTCTGGAGGAATAGGCAACCCTGCTTGCATCATCTCAAATAAAAGCCCAAAATTGCGCTTCATTTGCGTCTCAGTCATCTGACCCTCCGCAACTACAGCATCAAACTTCTGGAATGCTTTGTTGAAGAATTGATCTGATGGAGGCTTTCCTAAGATGCGTTGCACTTTTCCAGGAGTGAAATTAGATTGGACCATGCCCAATGTCAGCTCTCCAAGTAATTTCTGAGATCTATCAAGATTATCGAAGAGTGTTTGGAGTGTTGTTAATCCAGCGCCTTGGCGAAGCATTGAGAGAATTCCTGCTTTGTCGTCATCGGCTTGCCCTAAAAGTTCTTCATTAACTCCAGAGATTTGAAGGAGTTCCTGAGAAAGCAACTCTGAGAGCTGAATCATGGAAGGAGGGATTTGTGGTGGGGGGATCTGTTCTACTGACCCCATCCCAAGAGGCGCGGATTGTTTTATGAATAGCCCTCGCCCTTGCCCTGAAAGGAATGCATCATTGTCATCAACTAGTGAGCCTTCCATGACTTTCATGCCGGAGTTGACCTGAGACTCGAGGATATCTAACTCAATGACTTTGCGTCTGTTGTAGAGAAATTGAGCATCTCTTAGCGGCCGAACCATACCCTGAATCTTCCATTCGTAATATGGAACATCGGGTTCAAAATAAGCAAACACAGGAACAAACGGATATTTATCAACTCCAAAGGGATTAGGACCATTGAACATCACCTGGTTATTAAGGACGACGGCTAGCTTTACGGTTTGCTTTTCTGATTTAGTTATGGAGACTTGTGGAAATTGTTTAAGGAAATCTTTGAGATCTTTGTCTTCTCCAGTCCATTCCATTGTGTCTCCAGACTGACCATCGACTAAGAGTTTGACTGGACGATAGTCTAAATACCAAAATTCGTCATAGGGCAGAAGGAAAGGATTCTGAATATTGACGTTCTCCGGAAGGAAAGTGAATTTGTCATCCTGCTTAAATGGAGTCATTTGGAATATTTCATCGCGTCTAACAGGCATTAATGATGATGCTTGTTCTTTCGAGAGATATTTCCTTGTCCACACGAAATTAGCATCAGAAAGATCAGCTTTAGTGAAAAACTGATCCATCATGTAGCCGTTGTAGGAAAGATTGTCTAAGCGGACATCGCCATTAATGGGATCAGTGCGGTAATCCATCCATGTGGAAAGGAGGTTCATCCCGGTAGTAAGAGCGCCTTCAAACGCCTCTGAGATAACGTGATAAGCGTCAATGTTTTGATAGATCCAGCTTATGAGCGTTGTGAATTGCTCGGCTGTCTCTTCGTCAGCTCCTTCCATAGGAAGAATAGTCGTTGCTTTCCGTCCTCTTCTTTGATGTCCAGCGACAAGATTTATGATCTTTCGGATGCGGTTGAAGTTGAATTTCTTCGACTGAAAGGCGGGATAGTTGGTGTATAGTTCATTCCAAAGGTTTTGATCGCCTGCCTTGAACCGAACGTCTTTTGTGCCTTCTAACCAATAAGTTTGATTGGCTTGAGAGTTCTTTTCATAGGCGTCTTGCATGAACTGTTTGATGTTTTGATCATCAGTCATACTTTCTTCAGATAAACGTGTTGACATGTTAAATCCCACATAGATATTTACTATTACCTTAGAGGGTAAACTTTATATTTGGAATAGGAAGGTTAAATCTCTCTATGCCTCTCAAGCTCATGTCTTTCATCCTGGTGAGGCCAATTCCAATCGCTGGCGGAACAAAGAGCTTTGATGTCCTCGCATAGAAAACATTTATCTACATGAAAGGTTGCTAGATGGCCTTTAGGCCACGAAGCTCTATTTTTTAAAGCACAGTCTTTACATACATAAAAATCATGCATCTTCGGCCTTTGGCGGGGACGGGATAGGCATCCAATAATCACATTTTACAGGGATGTCCTGCAACGTGAACAAGGTAATAAACTCCTTATCGTCTTCATCATAGTAAGCAAGAATCGGGAGGCTATAGCTTTGTCCTAACCTACAGCACAAAACAGACTGATCGTCTTTGGGCAATTCTTTTTTAACACTTATCCATCCGTTCATTGCGCACCTTTTATTAAATGTGTTTCTTCGCTGAGAGTAGATCGAGAGGGCATCTTTTTCATTTGAAGTCTTCAGTTTGCAGTTCTTGTAACACTTTCTCTAAAGCTTCTTCCGTCTCTTCGTTTATTTCTATGTACTTGAGTTGCCGGCGTATCTCTTCTTTAGCATTCAAGTTAGCATAGTAGTGGTCTTCCGTATGAATCATAATATCATACATTTCTTGATCTTCGGGGAGATCGAAATAGAACGTGAGTTTCTTTTTCATGTTTGCCTCTTGACAAATCCTTTCACAACCACCTTAAAAATAAAAGTCTTTCATTATCTCCAAATATGGTGTTTTGCAGTTCTGTTAGTATGTATTTTCGCGTTATCTTAATTGCCATAATCATATCAGTACATAGCTAGAAATGTTAGGTGTCCAGTCTTTGTGTTTTATCCAAGTTTTATTATTGCAGCCCATGCTTGCTTTTCATCTCCTTTAGCCTTTCCAAGCTCATGCCGCCAGATACAGCGCCAACCCTATCGCTAGCAATAGCAAGATACCTAAAAGCATCAGCCATATCGCTTGACCAATTATGATCGGGGATTCGCCTGTAGACTCGGGCTTGTGCATCATATTGAGCATGATAATCTAATAAACACTTTACCAAATATTCACACTTTTCTTTATCAATGAAAATACGAGGAATTATTCCTCTAGTCCGTTCAATACCATCCATAATAGACATTTTAATATCTAGGATTTCAAAGGAATAGCCACTTTCGCGCGCTACCGATAAATAAGAAGTCCCTGTCGCTGCGTTGTGTGCCCTCCCGTCGTGAGGAAGAAAGAAATTTCCATAAGCATAGGGCTTTTCTCTTAAA